CCGGAATACGCATAGCCAGTCGCCACACCCGCGCCTTCAATCGAACCCGGAGGCATCCCTGTTAGGTCCATCTCTGAGTTGCCGTTCGGGATCAGGTTGTCGAAGTTCGTGACCGTCAACTGATCCGCGAACAACTTCCCGAAGAGCCCCGTTGCCGCCACCAGCACGTCGGTCCATGCTGTGCCTGCCTCATTGACCTGGACCGTGCGCGAGTCCGTGGTGATGGCGTAGTAACCTGCGGGATAGAGTGCATTCGGAAGCGCGGGCTTCGACGCATAGGCCCATGCCACCTGATGCGGCTGGGATGCGAGTTGCGCGGCATTGGCCTTGTTCGTGGCATCCTGCGCCGCCGTGGTGATTGCGCTCTGCGCCGTGCCCACCGCGATGGCGTTCCGCAGATCGGCAGCGGCATTCTTCACGTCGGTCCACTTCGGGTTCCATAAGGCCACGCGATTACCGGTGCCGAGCGCCGTGGTTCCGCTGAGGGAGTTCCAGGCCGTGGGGCTGGTGAGCGTGCCTAGGTAAGACAGCAGCGCGGAATAGGCCGTGTCATAGGTGGAGTGGTTCACGCTGTAGGCATTGGCCTTCGCCACGAGGTCCGCGTTCTCGCCCGTGATAGCGTTGTAGTCAAGGATGATCTGCGGCTTTTCGCCCGTGGTGAGAGTGTCGGGGTCGTTGATGGTGTTGACACCAGTTTGAGCTGTATTCCCAGTGGACTGAGCCTGTCGGGACACCACACCCGCAAGATCCGTGATGGCCGAATAGACCGAGCTCCACCAGCCGTCAAAGGTGGGCTTGTTGATGGCTGAATCTACAGCAGCAGCGAGGATGGGGTCCACATTGGTTGTAAATGTGGCCCATGCCGAATCCAGCGCGGCATGGGCCACTGCGGGAACCACGGCATCAGCCTGTGCCTGCGACGACGCTACACTTGCCGAGAGACTGGCACGGAGGTTTCTCAGAGCGGGGCGTTCAAGATTGGTAATGATCGAGTCGCTGCTGGTATTGGCGATAACCAGCGCGGCGGCATCGGCGGAGGCCCGCGCCGCATCCACTGCAGACTTCGTTCCAAGCACAACGGTATCAGGATCTAGCTGGACTGTTCCATCAAGAGATCGCCAACTTGACTCGTTGCCACTGTGGTACACAGCCTGCACGGAGGCTTTGATATTGGCAATCGTAGTCGCAGTAGTGATACTTTTCACGTGGCGATAACTCGTCAGTGTATTAGCTACGATCGCTCCCGGATCTATTTCAATTGGGGCGATGATGTAGGATGAAACATCATTTGGGTCTGTGCCAGTATAGACTATGATCCTGAATATTCTCAGCGCAGCGGGGTAGGGCTCTGTATGAGTCCAATTGAGATCCAGCCATTTTGGACTGAGAAGTGTAGGATTTCCGCCTGCGCCAGGGCCACCCCAGGGGCCGACTCTGCCCCCTCCGTCATCATCCACCCCATATCTGATGACAATAGACATGTTAACTCCTAAACTGGCTTGGTGGTTGTTACCGTAAGGGTGATACTACCCGGCGTCGTGGCAGGAATTGTTAGAGAAGCCGGGTTTCCATTTGGATCTGCAATGGTCAGTATCACCTCAGTGACGAATGTATTCGTGATGCCAGCGAAGAAAGCCTGCACACGAACTCTATAGTCACCGGGAAGAACTTCTTCGGCGGACGCAGATGATCCCGCAACCTGCATCGGAACAAATGGCCGGTAGTCACGAGAGTAGGCGCACGCGTAACCCACCGCCATCGTATTATTCGGCCAAGATACATCCAGCTGAATTGCTGCGCGAGAATTGAGAATCTTCACATATGAATTAGTCGTTACAGGGAAAGGCGCCGCCGCAGACCTCTGTGTCAATCCCCCTGACGCTGAGATGCGAAGTCCGCTCTCATAACTGTACTTAGCCGGATCATGCAGAAGGGCGGTGACCTCGTAATCTACTGGCCCTGCTTCACGGATACCAAGAACTCTATACAGAGCCATATTGGTGGATAATTGTAGAAGCCACATCGTTTCTGGAATAGCAGAAAATGGGGCGGATACAGTCAACGAGCTCGTAGAGCCGGTGCCGTTGGTGACGGTTCTTGCCTCCACGACACCGCTCGGCAGTGTGCATTTAAGCGTATAGGTTCCAGCTACCAGTGTGACTGTGTCATCTAAAAGCACAGTTGATGCAGTAGTCCCTGGCAGCACACGCCCGCCCATGCGCGTTTTCCCAGCTCTGAACGGGTCGGCTATCTGTATGATATCGCCAGGTCGGCAGGCCGCGCCCTCCATTCCCGCGCGGAATGTCACGACTTCAGTTTCAAGAAGTTCTGTAGCTAAGGTCCATAAACCGAGCCTTCTGGCTTGCCCCTGGCTGGTGCAACCAAACGCAGTCACCTCCGTTGGTTGATAGCCGTACCTGGCCACCCCAGCGTCATCTTGGACGTATTCAACAGACTGCTGGTAGCCCATCGCTGGGTTAGTCCACGCTACTAGCGCCGCAGTGTGGCGAGCTTTCTTCGCGGTGCCTGAATAAGAGAACACGCCATCGTGAACATTGGCCGAATTAAAAATCATTACAGGAGATGCGTCAACATCTGCCACGGGGGTGACTAGCCCGCCTGCGAAATAGGCCATGCCACGGAAAATTGAGGCCATTGTCATCAGAACTTTGAGCGCGTCCTCTTGTGCTTGGATAAATAGGTTGCACGAGAATCTTGGCTCCCACCCGCCATTTCCATCCGGAATAAGCGTTTCGTCGCACAACTTTGAAATGTAGTATAGAGCCCACTTATCCAAAGAAGAGGCGTCCAAGTATGATCCAGCCCCATAGCGTGTATTGACTGCGATGTCGTAGAAAATCCACGCTGGGTTGCAGGTCCACGCTTCCGCCGATTTGAACAGCCCATCCCACACACCAGTATAGACACCAGGAGTCCAGATACCTGTTTCCTCATTCATGAACGCGGGGGTGTAGTTAGAAGGAATCTTCACTAATCGGAGATAGTATTCTGCTGAAAGGCGTGGCACGTTGCGGAATTGCTTCGCGTCTACTTTCAGGGCCATCATTGCGGTGTTAGGATACCGAAGCAGGGCATCTGTGATCTCTGTCAGTGATTTCCAGTTGGTCAAGTTCTGAGTATAAGCGTCAAGGGGATCGGCGGTGACACGAACCACTCTGATCTGCCACGGCCCCGTTCCTACATTGGGCAGGTCTATTCTGTATGATTTGACATACTCGTCACCAAACTTATTCCGAACAAGGCCATCATTATCAATCGGAACCTTAGTGAAGACACTGCCATTGTAGCCATTTCTATATATCCAAATTTCAATCTGGCAGGAAGAACCACTCTCGTTTCCATTTTCTTTATTTACTACTTTCAGTGTAGGAATTGAAATTGATACGCGAACAGCAGAAATATTCGGTGTGATCATCGTTCGCGTCTGTGGGGCAGCATTAGTCACAGCACAGGGTAGATTCAATTCGGAAGTTCTGACAGCTTCCACGTCCGGGAAGTCTGGAATCATGGCTTGGTCGTTGTAACCCGCAGTGAGCGCCAAGGCCACACCCTTGAAATTCATTCCGGCAGGGCCTTGAACGGGGCTGTCGTCTAAATAAACAGATTTAAGCCCGTTGACTAAACCTCCGATTGGCCCCTCGCACACTGCGACAAGCATCCGGGCCATCTCAACATTGGCTTCTGTTGTAAAATTATCGTCGAGGCCAAGAAGACCGCCCAATCCTGTAGACCAATCACTGCTTAAATGCCAAGGAAGCGAATAAGACATCTGATACTCCTAGACGATGGGGGCGGGGGCAAGAGCCCACATCCAAGGCGCAGTTCTTCCATCGCCATTACGAGTGCCAATTTCATCAGCCGCCAGCCCACCCAATCCTTTCGGAGTCCACGCCTCTCCCCAGATGCCCAATGATACGATGGCTCCTCCAACGCGGAGTTTTCCGTAGCCTAGCCCGACAGGATTTCCCTGCCCAACTGTTAAGTGAGGCGACGAAAAGGCAAAGGTCGGCCTATCATCTGGACCTTTGTTGTTACTTCCTGCATCAATGCTTTGATTTCCGCCCAAGACCTGCGCTACCCCGCCAAGAACCATTGACATGCCCATTGATATTGCCATGGATGCGTACCAACTTGAGGCCATGGCCTGCGTTAAAGTCAAACTTGTACCTGCTGTGGCCCAGGCCAGCGCAACGATAGCTACACCCACAAGAATCTGTCCGAAAGAACTCTTTGCGCCTACGACACATGGAACAATCCGGATAGTCTCCCCACCGTGGGGCAGGAAAAGCTGCTCTTCTCCAAGAGATTCTGACCCGATGCGGATTCTGTAGCCGTATTCATAATTGATCATTGCTTCTTTGAACCCCTCAAGCTGGCAGCTTAGAGCTCTAATTGCTTCCTGCGGGGAACTCACAGCCAAGCGGAAACTTGCGCCGAACTTAGCGCGAAGGTGGCCATACAGTCTGATCTCAGTGATTTCAGTCATGGCGCACCACCATCCTGGTCCGACCCTGCCAGTGTCCATCATACTCGTCAATGTGAGAAAGACGGTTTGGCAGGTGATGAAGTATCTTACCATGTCCCACATAGATAGCGCAATGGTTAATAGTTGGAGCCGCAACTTCCATGAGAATCCCATCGCCTTCCCGCAGATCTTTGATGTTGATTTCGTAATACCCCGCTGCAAGAAGATTATCTAGATGAGGAGTTTCGCCGCGTTCCCAAAACTTATCGCTACGCAGAAAGTCCGGCAGTTCCTGATCATTGGCAAGGGCATACCACTCGCGTGCAATTGACCAACAATCGTCCACGCCAAACACGAATTGCCGCCCCTCAATAGGCCGCCCAACGGGGTCTATGCGTCTCCACGATTGGCTTGCGTCAGTGACTACCCACCAGGGCACACCTGTCGCATTGCAACTTTTCACATCAGCGGCGCTGGGACGGACGTCCCCACCGACGTGGCTATGGATATACCCAATCAGGCACCCTTCGTCCTGCGTGGCCACCAAACTATCGGGGCACAGATCAAGTTCATCTTCTACAGTTGAAAGATTCTTGCATCTACGATACTCTGCGGTTCCTTTGATATCAAGCACAACTCCGACAGACTCCATGGGAGACATCTCCATGGCATGGATATGAGCTTTTGATAGAAGTTCTGGGGTCATCGCACCAGCCCCGCGCCTGGAAATCCACCATAAGGAAGCGGGGTGGCGGGGGAGAAGTGCTGTAGACACCCACCGTCTCCCGTTGCATCGTTCAGAGTTTTATTGCAGGTGGCCAGAGCTCCCGAGTAGGTGCATTCGTATCCCTTGTAGACCCAAGGACAGATGGTTGCCTGGATAACTCTGCGCGGAAGTTTGAGGCCCTGCGCGTCCATCTTGCTGGCAAGCTCAAAGGAGATGAAATCCTTTGTTTCAAGGGTCTTTCGTTCTATGACGAACACATCATCCGGCAGGTAGGCATTAGGATTCGGGCTTGAACCTGTGGGGAGGAACTTGGCAAGTGTCCTCTTTCTTATGAGTGTGGCCCCCACCAAATCGTCGTAGTCTCGGATCATCAATCCAATCAGACCATCAACAGCCGCAACTGTGATCTTTGGCCGGGGCAGGGTGCCTTTTCCGGTTATTTCGAACCCGTCTGCCTTGATAGGGAATGCTTGATAGGTGTTGCCCTGCCAGACGATGTTGGCCCACACATCGTTCGTTCCGGCGTGGAAATAAGTCAGCCCGCCCCCGATGCTGGGATCGCTGGCGTCTAGAACGAACAGTTCAATAACAGCGCCGGGGTCTAGACTTGCGATTTCCCTGCGCGGAATGGGGTCAACATACCCGGGATCTAAGCGAGAAAGAGTCACATTGGCACCTGCTCAAATACACCAGAGATGGACACTTGATTGAAACTGTTCTCTGTGCGCTTCCAGTTATCGCAAATGAACTTGTGCGAAGTTCCGTTCGGGGGTGTCCAGTCGAATGGGGTGGTCCCATGCTGCGCTTCAAGAAAAGCTTCAATGGCGTCGGCCTCTGCTGTTGTCCGGTTATTGAATTCAACTGACCACTTGGCGAGACTCGTGTTCAGGCCATCGCGGGCACGCTGGGCATACCCATCGCCGAACTGCGCTTTTATGACTCGCAACTTTTTGTCATCAGAAGTTCCAGTTGATGGCAGCCAAGTGAAAGTAGCCATAGATTACCGCCCATTCACAAAGTTATAGATTATTCCATTGGGGCGCTGCTCGTCCATGATTACTTCTCGCATCTTAGCAGCAAGACTGCGGGCCATTGCGATACTCTGATCATTAGAGCCGCTTTCCTGGGTTTGGGCGCTGCCGTTGGCAGCCACAGAAACGCTCAGGTAAACGTCCCCGGTGCCTCTGGGCTGCGCCGCTGTGGCTAGGCCAGCAGCCGCGCCCGCCCCGCTAAAGGCCGCAGAAGCGCCGATATTTGGACCAATACTGGTGCTGAGGGTTCCTGGAACATACGGGAACGTCACGCCTGTTGGGGCTTGAGTTAGGCTGGGTGTGCTGCCATTGAAGTATGACGCAAAGGTGGAAAAGAAGCCTGGGCCTCCACCCTTGGTGAGAGATGTCAGGGAAGCGGCTAGCGCGTCCATGATCGGCTTCATGATCATTGCTTTTATGATCGCTATTTCCATGTCGCGAACCATACTGGAGAACATCTTGTGCCAGTTTGTGGAAGTGCCGTTGAAGAAGTCAGCAAGTAAGGTAGATGTCTGATCTGTATACCCTTTGACAGCCGCCCCCATGGCAGCCCACGCTGAACCGCTCGCTTCTTTTAGTTTAATGAGAGAGCGCTGGTATGTGACCAAGTCTCCCCCATTCTTCCGATAAGCTTCCAACTGCGCCACTTCCCGCGCATAGGTTTCTTCTGGGGTGGAGTTGGCTGCAAGCCTACCTCCGCTACGAGTATTGTCTGCATCGAACCTAGATTTCATTGCTTTTTCAGCTGAGATGATTCCTAGCCGCTCCTGCTCATTTACATCCTTGATAGTCTTCAGATATATCTCGGACTCGTCATTGGCCCGCCGCTTGGCCAGTATAGTAAGACTGGTCTTTTCCTTAATGAGATCTAGGAACTCTGATTCTGTAATGTTTCCGTCCGCGAGGTTTACGCTGCGCCACATTTCAAGCGATATAGTTTCTTCCAGACTACGATTATACGCGTCGGAGGTTTCGCGCATCTGCTGCATACCAGAATACACGTTCTCGTCTGCGGCTTCTCCGCCCACCCGAATTATTGAAGCCTTCTGTTTAGCTTCTTCCTCCTGTTGCATCAGTTTTAGCTTATCAAGCTGGGCCTTATCCAGCTTGCGCTTGCCAGTTTTTTCATTCACATCGTTATACATGGCGGTCCAGTCTACTATTTTCTTGGCTGTTTCCGCTTCTAACTTTTTGAACTCCAGAGCCTGCTTATTGAGCCCAATTCCTTTCTCATCCGCATCCATGATCTTTTCTCGCATTGCGGCCATTTGCGTGAGGAAGTATAGCTGGCGCTGTTTGTTCTCTGCCACAGCCTGATCACGCTCACGATCCTTTGCATCCTGAATCATTACCTTCTGCTTGGCATCAGTAGCGGCCTTATTATCGGCTTGAAGTTTCAGGAACCACTCTCGGAACGCCTTCAGATGAGATAACTCTTGTTCCATGAGCGTGACGCTTTCCTTCGTGGTAACGATACCCCCCTCAAGCATCATTTCCTGAGCTTCTTCGGCACTATACCACGCTTCTGCTGTGAGCCCAGCCGCCTTTATTTCTGCGTTCGCCTTTTCCTGGATCTTAGCGATCTGAGCATCCAGCGCCTTAACCTCAGGTGTGTCAAGTGGGTCATACATCTTTTCTTTGATCTCATCTTCAGATAGTTTCTTTTTAGAGTGTGCCCGGATATTCAGATATTTTTCAACATTGCGCGTCTCTTCCACAAGAGCCTTGCCCTTAGCTATCATGGAAGTATTTGCCGCTTCGGCCTCTTCAATGGTGGAATCTTTTAATTTCTGATATAAGAAGATAATACCCGTGATAGCAATCGCTATCAGTCCCATCGGGCCCCCCGCCGCATCTAGGGCCCCGTTAGCCATGATAGCGGCCTGCCCGCGTAGGGTCTCTGCTTCGGCCAGTCTAAGTTCCGCAGCTGTCAGAACAGCATCGGATTCAGCAACACGCAGATTAGCGAGAGCACGCCTATTGATTAAATCATTGGTCAAAAAACGGCCCTTCTGAGCCGCAACCTCAGCCTCGACTTCGGCATGATCAGCGAGTGCGGCTACTTTCGCAGACGCCGCATACTGAATCTGGGACATGGTCATCGTTCGGAAGGAATCTATTCCCCCAGATGCCCACTTGTGGAAAGCTGCGCTGGCCGACTGTAACCACTGAACTACTTTGAACGCGGCAAAACCAGCAGCCAACACTTCTAGAGAAGTTTTCATTTCTGCAAGTGTGCCTACAAAAGTCTCTACATAGTTGATGGCAGTCTTGATATCTTCGGCCAAGTTATTCGCAAAAGTAGCCTGCCCACCAGAATCTCTCCACTCCTTCATTGCTTCCGATGCATCCTTGAATGCGCCCACCAGCGCAAAGACAATTTCTGTCGTAGCGGGGTTGAAGGTTTCACCTAACCTTACCTGGAGGTTCTCTGTGTAACGAACCATTGACAACATCTGCTTGCCAGCAGTAGTCATTGCCGCTTCATATACGCCTTGGCGCTTGGCGCCTTCTGCCAACACCGCATCCATACGAATTTCAGCCAGCGTCTTAGCGTCTATACTTTCAACAGCAACATGATTAGCGCGTGCGTATTCATTGATGGCCGATTTAAAATTCACCATAATGCCCATATGGCGAATGATACGAGACTCTCCAGTTGAAATACCCTGGACCAGCTTGGCAAAGGCCTCAGAGCTATTGATTCCAGCTAATGTCGCACCATCCTGCGCCACGCGGCCCAACTCTGCAGCTTTAGATAGATTTACCTGTGCAGCCGCCATGAGCTGAAGACCTTGTCGCGCTCGCAAAGCGCTGATGCCCGTTTGTTCCATCTTATCCTGGATAGCCTGCATCATATCGCCAGTGATGCCAGCGTTGTTGGCCATCACAGTCATAGTCGCCCCGAGCATCTCGTAGCGCGCACCCAGCATAGCGACATTTTTGATGGCGTCTATAATTACTGTAGTTGAAATAATTCCGGCGAGTTTTCCATACACTGACGCTAAAAGATCAGCAGAGTCAGCAGTTTTGTCGCTGGCATTTTTCAACGACAAGAGGGCCGCCTCAGCTTGACTAACTGGGCGGCCGTCAACTTCTAAGATGAGGGTTGCGACATCAGCCATTGTTCATAGTCCTTATAAACATTAGGTCTAGACCACGAATGCAGGAGAATTCAAAGGCCCCCAGCCTTATTCCTCGTAACTGCGACCAAGCCAAGATCTCTGTGCATGGGAGTGGATTGGCACCCATTCCGTTGCTTTGGCGCCCGAGGCTAATTTCGCAAAACCAGTTCCAAATTTCCGCGCACTGATACGGCATTGGAGGCGGAAGAAACTCACTGACATCGACGCCCTGATCCCGCAGAAACTTGACATGTTCTCGTAGCGTGCCCCCTGTTTTCTGCGGGACATCAAGTGCGAATGATTTCTCAGCGAATTCATTTAACTTCAGCCTCAGTCCTTGAAAAAAAGTTTGCGGCTCCCAGTGGCCTTGTTGACCTGATCACGGATCGTAGGAACCTTGGAATAGATCATCCTGGCGTTCTCTGGCGAGTAGCCCAGTTCTTCGCCCTTCCAAGCCATGTTCTTCCACCCAGTGGTGCAGACGACTAGCAGATCCAGGAAACTTTCCCGGTTCTGCTGGGCGTCAAACTCTGGAAGGACCATCTCACCATCCCCCTTCGTCATTTCCTTGAAACGGAGCGCCTGTTGCTTATCCAGACAAGCCTGGGCAGCGGTAGAGTCCGTACCAACCACGAAGATGGAGACGTCTGTGGGCTCCCCAGTTACGGGGTGCTTGATGACGACTTCAGCCGGGATGTTGGCTTTATCGGAGGTGTAGTTGAAAAGGTCCAAAGACATGGTATTCTCCTAGGAGGATTGAGTGGGAAATTAGGTGCGCGAAATGCCAATGTTGGTGGACTGAAGGGAAATATCCCCAGCGGCCGAGCCAGGGGCGGCAGCAGTCTGAGCTACCATCGTGGATCCTACAGGAACGACGACGGTCAACACAGTGGCCGACACGGCCGATACGACCCAGTCTCCATTGTTTCCAGGGGTCGTGGCGTTCTTGAGCGTGATGATGTCGCCGACATTGAACCCTTCGGTGATGAAACTAGTGAACGAACCTCCGACAGCCTTTGTGAGCGTGGCCGTGAGAGCAGTCGTGGTGGGGGCAGCCGCGCTTATTGCGAGTGTGGTCCCAGCGGCAGAGGAAATGGCATTGTCATGCAGTGCCGTGAACGGCAGTGTCATGATGGTCGCGCCGTCCTTGGGAGGTGCGATTTCTGCCCCCGTGTATTTGATGCGCGGCAGATTGATGGTGAATGCACCGCCCGCTGGGTCAACCAACGTCATGTTAAGAGAACTCTCGGTTTCGTTCAGAAACTTATTCAGAAGAACCAAGTCCTTGAACAGAGCCGTGATGGTTCCAGTGACGGCGGAGCGCCCATTGAAAGTGGCCGGGGAGGTGTTGGATCCGATCACTCCCACCTGACCGATGCCATTGTCCAGATTGATGTCGCAGCCGGTGACGTAGGCGATGGCCGTGCCGCCCTCAGTGATCGTTCCACCCGCGTAGCTCACCGGACTAGAAGTCCCAGCAGCGACAGTGCTATTGATGGCCTGAACAGTGCCCGCAGTGGCATCCTGTCCGAGGATATCAAAGGAGATGCCCACCATGGCCCCGGGTTTGATGGTAAGTTTCATTTTTGAGAAGCTGCACCCGAAGAACAACCGATACTGAATGGCGGTAAGATCAGGGAACGACTGCTCCAAAACATATGATCGGAGCGTGAGGCCAGCGCGCAGATTCTTATTAGACCAAGTTCCCTGGAGAGCGCCCTGAAGGAAATCATCCCAGTCACCCAGCATGAGATCGCCCTCGATGGATCCCTCAACCTTACGCATTCCGTGCCGAACATCGCTGATACCACGATCGGCCCGAACTTCGTCAGTGGTGTAAGTGTCCTTCTTGAGACTCATATTAGACGGCTTCGCGCGAAGCGTCTTCATTGGGATGGTGGGAGAAAGCCCCTTGTCTCCGTAGACAGTTTCAAGAGCCTGCCTCCAGGTTACGGTAGAGCCAGAAGAATAAGTTGCCACGGTTCCCTCCTAGAAGTTGTGGTACGCGTTGTAGTAAACGGAGACTGGCAGGGTCCACCAATCTGTATCTTGATCAGCGGCTTTGGTGCCAAGGGTAGACTTATAAAATACCACATCGCCGCCGCCAGCGGGGAGGGAAGTACCAGGTTTTAGCGCCCTGGCGATTGTCCCAGCTAATTCAGTTGCGGCACCACCGCCTGAACCAGCTGGGAAGTGAATCAGGACACGCATGATGCCTTCGGTTTCCATCACACCCGCACGGCCAACGGTAAGCGGAGCTGTATCAACCGGAATATGAAGAATTTCAATGAACGGGTTGGGGGGTGTTGAGGAGAATGCGACGTTCTCGGGGTAAACGGGGTACCCAAGGTTAAGGGATTGAACTTTCTGCTCAAGTGCGGAATAGATGGAGTTCCAGTTCATTTCACACCCCGAACTCTTCGGCGAGTTCTAGCAATTACAGCCGCTGTGATACCATATTTATTTTCAATTATTCGGATGTAAGGCACACCGTTGCACAGGAAGATTCTGTCGCCCATTTTGATCTTAGGAATCTTAGTAGCGGGGGGCTCTGTCTTGGATTTGCGTGGAGGGCGAATCGGACCCATTGCGAGGCCTTCGTTGGGCTCTCCAATTGAAACATCCCATGACCCGCGTGCCCAACCAGAATCTACATGACCGCTGTTAGTGAACGCATCGTGGACTTCTTCCAGCATTATTTCTACGATCTCAGTTAGCTGCTCAGCGAGCTGGTCAGCTCTCTTCTTGGTGAATTTCTCCACCGAAGACCGAAATGACAGATTCTTTCCGTTCACTTAGTCACCAAGATTTCATATAGGATGATCTTTGACTTAAACCAGATGGACTTCTGGTAGAACACGGTATAGGGGGTGCCATCAACTGTCACATAGTCCCCATCACAAACCGGCGAAGTGGTGAGTATGCGGAGACTTCCTGACCTATCAAGGTCGTCTTTTCTGAACTGCTCCGACCTAAGCTGCGCTACTTCGCTCCCGAACCCATCGATGATGCCGTAAATCGGAACTTCTGGCTGATCTGCATTGACAACAGTTCTTGTGATTGGGTCATAGACTCCACTAGAGCCAGACATCTTTTTCCACAATAGCTTCTTGCCGTTGCGTTTGATGACAGCCGCCAGATTCATACACGACCGACCTTGCCCACACCATTCGGGTGCCCGGTTAGATAAGGCAGAATCATTTCAGTGACAGAATCAGGAAGAAGTTTTCGCTGGTAGTAATCAGGATCTTTGACCGGGCCGACCTTGCCATTAACGGACACCAGCCCGCCTTCGTCAAGAGAACGGTCTTCCCCGAGCAAGGCCATGGCCAGCTCCGCTGTCGCTTCCTTTAAGAATTGCGGAATGATATCGTAGGGAACATACCTACGATCGCGATCCGTAAGTCCGCTTCGGGGAAATCTCAGTGACTGCGACAAGGTCCACTTGAATCCTGCCCAGGGCTGCTGATCAAGAATTCTGGTTGACCACATGAGAGAAGACTCTTTCTCGGCATTGGTCGCAGAAGTCCAATTATCATTGAAGCCCCGTGTCAGGAAATAGTCCTCCGCGTCGCTTACTGAACAGTAAGAGTTAGCAGTGGGCGTTCCCACAGTTGCATCAATGATAACGGCCATGCGTCACCTACTTCTTCGAGATTTTAGACTCGGGTACCTTGAATGGATCTACCTCAACGAAGATCTCGTGAGTGCCTTCCACGAAGTCTTCTTTATTGATCAGCATGAATCCTTCGGCGAAGGGCGCCACTACTTTGACAGTATCTTTTGGCACAGGGCCGGGTGTGAAATCGGACATCTTGGTCCTCCTAGAAAGGCTATTTGAAAAACAGCCGCCCAACGGTATGAACCGTCAGGCGGCTGAGTTACTCCGCCCGGTTATTAACCGAACAGGCGAGCGCCGAGCTCTTCACGCACAATGTCCACACCCCATAGCAGGTCGAAGGCCCACCGAACACGGTGGAACTCTTCCCGAACCTGGAGCCGCAGGGTCAGACCGCTGACAGGATCGGCAACCTGCATAGAGTTTGGGTTGGGCTCGGCCCCGGCGACGTGATCCAGGGTGCGCGAAGCGAACCCGAAGCAGTCGGCCTGGAACGCGAGGTTCACTCGGTGGCTGGCCTTCACAGTGATGGACTCAGAGCCGACCAAGGGCATAGCGAGCGGCTGATTGATCGTGAGGCTGACATCACTAGAAGCAGCGGCCTGGGTCGCAGCAGCAGCCAAAGAATAGGTCCGCGGATGTCCGGCGATGGTGATGATATCACCAGCAACCAGGGCGCAGGCGCCGGTGGAGGCTGCGGTCGTGGCCAGGAAGGTCTTGAGCCCAGCGGCGACGCCCGTGGCAGCCTTGGCAATCAGGCCAGTGGTGATGGTTCCAGCGGTGTGCTGAGGAACCTGCTGGTCCTCAAACCAGTCGAAGCCATACTTGCGGCCGATTGCACCTTCGCGCATGACAGCAGGGTCGCTACTGTTGAGCGCGTAGGCGAAGGCACCGAGCTTGAGGGCATTGCCCATGGCAACGGTATCAAGCACGAGGCGGCGATCGCCGATGGGGGCCTTCCAGGTTGTCAGCAGTTCCTTCAGGTCCACTGCATTATCAACAGCGGTTGCGAAGGGCGCGGTGCCAGGGGTGCCGGTGCTGAGGCCGAGCTTCTTGTACTTGCTGAAGATCGTGCCGTTCACATACTCAGCAAGCGCCACGACAGCGGCATTGGCCTGACGCGCGGGATAACCCGCAGCAGCCTGAGACATTTCCTGCTCGGTAAGCGTGAAGGGAGCCTCGCGCCAGTAGTCTAGGGAAATCTGCGCGACGGTAGGCGTGGAATTTCCGCTGTCCGGAGCGTAGGGGCCAGGAACGACGTCGTTGGTCGCATTGGCAGAAGGGATGGGAACGGTCACCACCTGGCCTTTTTCCATCGCGTTGGTGGAGAAACTGTTGTTCACCATGCTGGGCATGACGCAGTTGCCCCGGAGAACATTCAGCCCCTGTGCAAAAATCACAGGGATGATTGCGGTGATATTGTTGGACAGGGCCATGCCTGTGCCTCCTATGAAGTGAAGATGGTTTATGCTTGATCCCGTGTATGGCCCCACCATACTGTTTCGGGCGAGCAACCACCGGAAGCTCCGCAACTGAAATGAAGTATAAGCCTGTTCCTGGCCCCGCGCAAGTATTTGTGCAAAATAAAAGAGCCTCCGAAGAGGCCCTTTTCCACTCGGATCCTTTTTAGGGGATACGACTCTAAATCACCTTGATTTGGCCCTTGGCGATGGCATCCAAGTTATTCAAGATACCCATTTGATCGTTTCGGCTGATGGTGCCGGGAGCGGAGGTGCCTTTGTTCTGCTGCTGCCCTCCGGTGGCGCCGCCGCCCTTCGACTCATTGAACAGGTGCCCTGCGGTGGCAGGGAGGCCTGACATCCACTCGTCGATTCCAAGCGGCTCTGTTCCTGTCTTTCCATACTTGATGTTATTGCCCTCCATGGCAACGGCCACACCGTCACGAACCTGGAAAGTGGCGCGAGCACGGAACAAGACATCTTCCATGGCCGAGGGCTTAACACCGTGCTTCGTGGCCGCAGTCTGAACTGCGTTGTCAATAACCAGTTTGTTGAGCTGGGTTTCCAAAGCTGTGACTTTGGTCCGCTCATTGCCAAGTTCTCCCTGAAGACTATCCCGCAGAGCCTTGGTCCTCAGTTCGGTGAGCTCATCAACCTTACCAGCAGCAATAAGCTGGCCCTCCAGGATCTGCTGTTCATGAGTAAGCATCACCTTATACTTCTCAGGGTCAACATCCTTGAACTTGGCAAGTCCATCCTTGGTGCCTCGGAGTTCCTCTCGAACATTGATCAGAGAACTCTTGAGCCCACGAACGCCGGGGTGGTCTTCTACATTGACGTCCAGGGCGAAGGTTCCATCCCCAACCGGCTTGTATTCACCCTGAAGGGCCTCCGGCACTTCTGAAAGTGATTTGATTACTGCGGGCAAAGCCATGTGAAACTCCTTGTCAGCTCCGCTGACGTTTTAATCGTTAGACCCGCTAACGATGGTTGGACGATGCTCGGGAAAGACACTAGCTACAATCCAGTAGAAGAGGCGTGGGTAGTCGCTCATGATTGAAATTCCTTCCAAGCAACCGCTGGCTCTAGTGTAAAGGTGAACCAGAACTGAATGCAAACTCTTTTTTCTAGGACTGCTTCGCCATTTACGACTTTGGGGGTTCCATCTTGGTTCCTGGTGTAGACCCAATACTCACCAGTGTCAGTATTTAGCCTTACGACGTCGTCTAGTTGCTTCCCGGTTTCGTCATGAATAAGTATCCCACAGCTATCAATGACCATATTAACGACACTGCCTGCCTCGATGATCATACTGGCCCCTTATTAGTCGTTATACGTGGTCCCAGAAGGCCCCTTGCCTGCCCCAGCGCCGCTACCACCTGCCCCACTGGCGCCCCCTGCGGCTGGCACACCGTCCTGGCTCCCAATAGTAGGGGCAGGGGGTTGGGCAGCGGCCTTCCTGGTAGCCATGGCGGCATCTTTGACAACTTTTTCTTCATCCAGGACTTTTTGGAACTCATCGAAGGTAATATTCGGCTTGACAATGCCCCCGCGCTGAAGATTCCAGAACAAATCCTCATTTCTCATAGAACCTGCCTGCCAAGCGGCCACGATCGCGGTAATTTCTTGCGCAGAAAGCGTGGCATCAATGAAATCTCGGTTCAAAGTGACTTCGATGTCGCCTTCAGCGGTGGTCACACCTTCCCAATTCATGATATACGTGAGCGCACGCTCAAATCCCTCTTCGATTCGGCCCACAATAGTGGAAAGTAGAGAAGTTTCGCCACTTTGCTGAATGCGGGCCGCTTCTGCGGTCTCAACTCCGCGGCCACGCTGCGAACGCTGAAGCAACTGGGCGCCTAGCGCCGCCATCTGCTTCGTGCGATCTTCCAGTGCGTCCTTGATTGCCACGAGTCCCTGGCCGTTAAACTCAAGATAAAACGCTTTGGAATTAACATCGCGGAGATTAATGGCCCCTTCTGAGCCAAGATAATACGCCCTGCTATCATCTACTCCGGTGAAAACAGGTGTGGGGAGCGCTGTGAAGTGCAGGCCGTGGCGATAATCGGCGTCTAGCTGATAGTGATTGATATTGACATTCACTAGATCCAAAAGCGGGGGCTTTGAGCAACTGATCGAATCCTCGTCAGCAGAAATCATCACGAATGGGATGTGATCAATTGGAATTCCGCGCATCGTGGGGGCCACGGTCTGCCCAGGGATCCATTCTTCTGATCCTGCGGTGACACCAGTTGTCTTTCGCCACAGGGTCACCGTGTAGATGCCCGTTTCCATAGACAATTCTCTGATTTGTTTGGCTTCAACAAGATCATACTTGTCTTTGTCAGGAACCAAGACGGTTTCTTCCAAGATCACGGCCATGAACTTTCCATCAACTACCACCCAGTTCAGAATATTTTCTGGATAATAGAGTTTGATGAATGCCGGCTCTCCTTCAGACGCGTCCTCACTAAGTTTATCTACCAACAGGCCGCACCGACCAGTGGTCAGCAATTCCTTAGTGAGGGCGTGGGCGAACTGAACAGCATTCTGTCCCGCATCTGTGATGTCTTCCATGCGATCCCGCAAAGTATCAGGAACGATGAATGACGGATCTTTGCGCAGAATGGCCCCAACATAGCCATTAAGCGTTCGATCGGTGGCCCCAAACCACAGGGCACGCCCCTTGTAAGCCTCATACGCCTGGGCACCCGTATTCGGCTCAAAGTGCCCACTGAGGCGGGGGAGGTAACTGTCGCCCTTGGCTTTGATGACATCCTGTCCTTCGACGGCGTCTCGGCACCGAGTCCACTGAGGCAGGGTTCGCTGATACTCTGGGTGCTGAGAGTTAATGGGCACGGTTCCTCCGTTACTTTTTCTTCTTGGGGTAGGCTCGGAACTGGATTTTCTTCATTGAAAGCGACTCGATAGTCTTCTTCATGACTGGCCTCCTCAGCCGTAGTAAGTCTTAGTGACAGAAAGACTCTGTCCACCAACAAAACGATAGACAATGTAGTATCCAAGTCCATCAGACAAGTGGGTCAGTTTCGCGTCCTGGTGCTTGTCAATCTCGCCACTGCCGCCTTCAAGCAAGCGCACCCCGTCTAAATCGCGCGATGTCATAGGGGCACGGTTCGGGTCGCAGTAGAGATGGCGTTCCCCGACGACGTTAAGAATGCGGCTGTTCATGCAGTTCACCCGCGCTCGCTCAGTGGGATTCGCGCGAGGCACGAAATACATGAATCGTTCTCCAAAGTGCGGTTTAAGCACCGACCGGACCAAATCCCAGTCAGAGCCCTGGGTCGCCGACGTCTTTCTGTTACCGCCGGTGGCGTCGCCATACACATGAACTTCGCCCTGGTGCTCACCCCATACTTCGATGAGCTTCCGGCATACGGCCACGGTATTAGAATTCTGAGGTATGTAGATCTCACCGATAACCTTGGTCCCGACGAGGCCGTTTGGGAGAATGCCCTCCTGTGCAATAACAGCCACGCCCGGATCCACATTGAAGTCGAAGCAGAACGCGATTGGAGCTTTTGGATCATAATCCAATCTAGCCTTATTCGCGTCAGTGTAGTTATAGTAGGCCCTTCCGACGAAGTTGACAAAGGATCCCTCGTATTCCTGCTGAAAAGTAAGCTCATCCATGTCACGCTTCGCCGACTCAACGGTCTGCGCGTCCAAGACCTCAGAGCTCTTCCAGTGGTAGTATCCCCACTCGCTCGCTTCGCCAAACTCAATCATCTGCGCTTTGGCGTACTCGGCCACATCGTAATAGTGGTTTCTTCCTTCAGGCACGCCGATCAGATCGCACCAGCCCTGTCGGTCGGCCAGCGCAGGCCTGACGTTCGCGTTCCAGGCCGACGCCTTCATGTTGCCGTATTCATCAAGGATCCCGCCATCCCAGGGCGATCCTTCAATGCGCTCTGGCTTGTCCATGCCAACGACCATAATGGTCGAATTCATAATGGTGGTGATGGAAAGCTCTGTTTCTGAGATCCCACGGGGGGCGATCAGCCGCTTCGGCACCAGGAGCTTCAGATCGTTCCAGTAGATGCGCTTCGCCTGATCCCGAGTGGGCGCTCCGCAAAAGTACCGCGGGTCCGGAAAGTTGCTCGCTCCAGGCATCCCTGGCGGCATGAGCGCCCGTAGCACAAGTTTCCGCTTTGCGTTCTCTGTCTTCCCAGATCGTCGCCCCGCAGGCACCACATTGAACCTGTGGGGGGAGCTCGCATACTCCATCTGCGGCTTGATCTCGCGCAGTGGAGTCCAACGAGCGGGGAGGCTGATCATCGGCGGCCTACCCGCTACTCGCCGCTGGGCGCCGCGCCCTCGGAACCTACTTCTTCCTGAAGCCTCTGCTTCACGAGGTAGGCATTGTAGTCAGTCTCCTTACCAGACTGTTTCATTGCCTGATATAGGAAGTCGCGAACCGCAGTCGCTCCATCGTTGTCGCCCTTGGGGGCCTGGTCCATACCAAGGAACTTGGAGCGCCGGTCAGAAATCTTCAGGATGATATCCGCGGACTTGCTATCCTTGGCCGTGGGCCAGTGAATCTTATGAAGCGCATCTAGTCGGCTGAGCTCCAATACCATCACTTCATCAATCGTCTCCTGAAGCTCCTTGTGCAGAAGCTCCAGTCCTGTCTTAACAAGTTCCCTGGCCATGACGGTGCCAATTTCCATGATAGCACCGATTTCCATATAGTCATGGCCATCCCGTCGGAGTTGCATGGCTCTGAGCACTCGGAGCGAAATGCCCAGGGAGGCTTCGTCCACGAGCTCAAACATGTCTGTATCGGGCGCGTCGGGGGGAATTTGTAAGGGTTCCGGTTTTTTCCTAGGCTTCGCCATGCTTGGATCCTCGGTAGTCCAATGCCAAGTGTAGGGCGGATTGGCTCCGCGAGCAAGCCTTTATGTTCGATCCTCAGTATTTTGTGATTCTATTTGGAGTGTGCACTATGAACTGGGATTTCTGTGACTCTATATTGGTGTAGAAACCGTGCTTCTCCTATTACCAGCTTCGCTGATCTCTGGGCTTCTTGGATCTCTGGGATTCTTGGATCTCTGATTCCCAGCTTCTCCGATCTCTGGCGCGGAGTGAACATTCCGAAGACCAGCATAGATGCACCCCGAGGTGTGCAGAGTATTAGCTCCTCAGTGCTGCGAGACTAGGAGCGCGGCGCAGCCGTAATGGCACTGAATGGGCATATGCTTATATACCTATATGTACATAAGCATAAGTAGTTATGCCAGTAACTATGCTACATGCCCATATAACTATATGCATAACAAAGCATACTGTAGCCTATAGCATAGGCTACCACCTGGTAGCCTATGGGCATTGTTACACTTTAATACAACAATGCCCCGCGCTAGGCAGGGCATTGTTTACTTGTACAGTGTTTATGCTAGGCTGGCACACTAAGCACAATGGCTTGTTTTTGCCACGCACACCTTACAATACCGGCATTAATGCTAAACCACGTGCCCGTGGCAGGGTGCTGCGCTGCAAGGCCCTTTACCTTGCACTGGCCGGCGGCTTGCGCTTTGGCCTGCGCTGGCAGGGTACAGCCTAGCACTGTGCCCACGGTAACAGGCTGGCCATTGCTGGCCAACTGTGCCATGGCCTGCAAAATTGCATTGTGCCCCGCGCTGCGTACGCTACCGTTGGCCGGTACCGGCACGGGGCCGGTGGCCACCAGCAAATTGTGCGTGGGCATGGCGCCACCACACAGTTTGGCCATAAGTACGGCTTGGGCCTGCCTACTGCTGGCACCCTGTAACGGCGTGGCAGGTGTGGCAGGTGTGGCCACGGCTGGCACGGCATGGGCCTTTACAGCGGTAGTTTGCTTTGTAGCGGTAGTTTGCTTTGTAGCGGTAGTTTGCTTGGTGGCCATTGTGTACCCCTTGGGTAATAGGCAGGGCGGCATTGCCCTGGCCTGCCTTGTATAAGCATAAGGCAGGCCAAAGTGCAAAGTGCTTTGCTTGCAGCACTTAGCCATACTACCACCTGGTTATAGTGCCGCATTGCGGCATAGCATAAGCACCAGTTTATGCTAAGTGTAGTAACTGCACCAGTTAGTGTGTGCCGTATTGGGGCTATGTTATGCCGTGGCACGGCACCCGCCCGCCATTGTTTACCGCAAGGTAGTTTATACAGGTTATGCTTGTATAGTTATATAACCTATGCTTATATAACTATATAACCTTATACTTATATGCCCATGCGCTAGTAAGCGTGAGCGTGAGCGTGAGTCGCGCAGAGTCTCCTCTCGAGCGCCCGCGTGTGAGCTCAAACCGTGAGCTCCTCGGCTCCTCGAGCGAGCGCCCGCGTGTGAACTTCGTTCTGCGATCTCTGAAGAGTCGCGCAGAGTCAAGCCAAAGATGCTCAAAACAAGGAGTCCCCTAAGGAACTCCTTGCGCGCCCGCGTGTGAGCTTAGAAATCTCCGCAGCGGGGGCAACCTCCTGGTTCCAACTCAGTGTGGCAGGCGGGGCAAAAGAGCTCAGCAATCATGCGGGCCATGCGCTGCTGATATACCCAAAGAGCGCGGAGTCGCTGACCCTTGGGGTTGGTCTTGTGGATACGAACCATGCGCGTTGACATATCAGCCCACCTTGACCAAGCGCCGCGCGACGCGGGGGGAGTTGCCGCAGGCGACGAGCCCGCAGAAGAGATACGAGCAGGCCAGCGCCCAGACAGCAATGGGCTGGGCAACACGGATGGTGCAACGGAACTTTGACATTGTGACCCCTTTGGGCTTTGACAGGCACCCTTGCCTGGTATGTATAGTATAGGGCCTGCGCCACTCAAATGCACATCAAACTTTTGTCAAAGATTTTCTAGCCCCTGAGTCGCGCAGAGTCAAGGGTTCAGGGCGCGCAAATAGTTCCTAAGGACTCTTCTCACGCGGGCGCGTGTGAACTCGGATCCGCGTGTGAACTCGGATCCGCGTGTGAGCTTTACTTAGTTCCAGTGATGGCCCGAAGCGCAGTGTCAATGTGGGAATCATTCAAGCCATCACGATAGGCCAGCATGTAGTCAATTAACTTGCGGTCGCACGCCGCATGATACAGATCCCAGCGATAACGCATGGCGGACTTCCCTGCCTTTGTATAATTTTCCAACGCTCGGGGATACAGATCCATGATGGACCTAACCCCAGACTGAATCGTAGCGAAAGTATCAGCACTCATCTTCATCTTAGACTCCTGAGTTAGTAGCATGGTTCCATAAACTAGGCCCCTCTGCGCCTCGAGGCGGTGCCCTGACCGCTACCGCCTAGGCGCGGGGGCTCGAGGAGCGTAGAGCATGGCCCAGACAGCTCTGGGCCATGCTCTGGGGGCTGGGCGCAGGGCTGTTCAGGGCCTACTGCCCAGTTTCGCGGGCCTATGGCGCCTCGGGAACCTCGATCTCGGGTTCCTCGGGCTCGTATCGGATGGGCACGAGTGACACACAGGAGATCTTGCTGATCTCACAACCTTCAACCCAGGCTCCAGCCCATGAATAGCGACACCCCAGTTCATGTTTCTTCAATGACTCCACTACGAGTTTCACGGCCTCGCCCAGAGCCTGGGCATTCGTGTCCCCAGTGGTGTGGACGTCAAGCTCCAATTCAAACTTGACATGCACTCTGGTCTTGATCTTCTCGTTCCACTCCGAAGGTTTCATCGTGACAGCTCCGCTGCGAGGGCCAGCGTGAAGGCGCTGGCGAGGATTGCAAGGACAATGCCTGAGATCCAGGCATTGATGAGGCGTGTTTGTGATCTAGGCATGATAGCCTCCGTGTGCAGGGGGGCCTGCAACTATAAGTATAGTTGCTCGGTGCCTCAATTGCAAGTTCAAAGTTTAATCAAGTTTAGTTCATCACTAAGAGTCTCACAGAGTCAAGTTGAATGGATATTCGATTAGAGGTTGTCGGTAAAAGACTGAGATTCGTGGACTCGTGGATCCGCGCGTGTGAACTCCAGTCAGCTGAGGGCCTCGGTAAAGAGCGGATTTCGTTGACACGTGGATCTCCGCGTGTGAACTCCATGTGCGTCGGTGGATTGGGGGCTAGGATCTCGGGATTACTCGGTATTTATAACGAAAAATGAACAGAGTGGAGCGTGGAAACTCGGATCCTTGGAGTGACTTATGGAGTAGAAAAACGCCGATTTTGTGGACGTGGTTCTTTGTGCTCAGATCGCTCGTCGTTCCAAGATCAGAGTCCAGAGTAGTCAACTCGGAATGACTAAAAATTGCACATATCGCAGATAGGAGCTAACAGAACCTGGCGTCAAAATTGAAAGTTGCAACGCCTATGGGGGGGATTATGGCGGCGCCGAAGATCGTGGAATCGAGGGTCTTATCAAGATCTTAACAGAGTCTTATCATCGGCTCAATTATGGGCAGGCATATTCCGTGCCAGGAAGCATCAGAGAGCCGGGTTTCCAAAAGTTTATTTTAATTGCCCCTAACTATATATACCTAGAATAAAATAAATAAATATAATAAATATATAAATAGAAAAATATAAAATTATAGTTATATTTTTTTATTTAAGTAATATAAAACCGGCCCGCGCAAAAGCCCTTTTTTCGTTATTCAACCTGTTGCAAACAGGGCGCTTGAGTTTTAAGCCTCAAAAGCATTTCCAGCCCCCCACCCGAGAAGCCCAGAATCGGGCCTAGTTATGGAGCAAAATGCTCGGGACCATGTTATTACATAAGGTGCCTCGGGGAGTCCCAGCCCCGCCTTATATAATAAGCCGTTGCGGACCCCCAAAGCACGATATTCCGTAAAACAAGCCATTGCGCGCGAGTAAACTATACCCTATACTTAGCTAGGCCCGGTGGCCTAAGGAGAAATACATGGAAGAAGAGGAATATATCCCCAAACGAAGATCGTTGCTTACGGAGGAACAGCGCTTCGATGACAAGCTGGTGAAGTCCCCAAACTCCGACTGTTGGCTGTGGCAAGGAACGGTAGGCAAGGGTGGACAGTGCCTTTTCACAAAAAGAAACTGCAAATTGGTTCAGGCAGGACGCTATGCGTGGGAGCGAACGCATGGCCCTCTTGAAGCCGGCATCAGGGTCGGGCACACCTGCCTGAACCGTCGCTGCATGAACCCTGCCCATCTGTATATTTACGCCCCCGGAGGATATAAGCCCAAAGTTGGAGCACCCGAGCGCGAAATGAAGCCGAACATGCGCATGATTGAGAAAAAGATCATGGAGCTTCATGCGGAGCTTACGGCCCAGGGTATGGAGGGCGTGGCCATTGCTGCGAGGCTGAAACGTCGGAAAGTAGAATTGTGTAAAGAGTTTGGGCTGATCGAAGGCACCAAGTTCCTGAAGAAAGATGCCAAGGAATGAGCCGGAGGAACCTATGAGCTATGCCCGATGGGGCCCCATTCCCGCTGGTATGTCTTCCACCACATTGAGAGCGGGAATACTTACGACACCCAGATTCTCGCCATCTATGACGCTACCGGACCCTGTTCAGTGATGTCCTTCCGGAGGAACCATGAAACGCAGGTTCGGTCCACCCCCTGAAGGATATATCGCATGGCATGACTGAGCAGAGGCTCAGACCAATGCCGGGAACAAACAGAAGAAGTGCCCCCCGAGTGCGGCCACTGGTTCTTCCCGTCTGAGAAGCACGACGAAGAAAACTGCGCTCAACTTCCCAAACACAAGAGACCGTAGCGCCGATCCGGGGAGTGACCATGCACAAACTGATTGACATCAAGGTGACATCAACATGGGATTGCAACACAGACGCTCGAATCATCCGTCTCATGGTCACAACTGCCGATGAGAGCGCTATAAAGGTTCTCGATGGCAGCCTCGAAGTCCAGGCGGAAGCTATAAAGGAACAATTCGTTCCAGTTAAGATGCTGGATGGGGTTGATATAGTGGCCCAGGCGCTCCGTGCCCTTGCGGACCAGCTCAACAAACTCACTGACCAACCCCAGCGGTAGATGTCCACATTGTGTGGAAACGCGCTCTGCGTCTCTCCAGAGCATATTATCAATCGTAAAGGAGTATGTATGTATGCTAACCGGGAATACATAGGAGATGGGTTGTATGTCGTAGCGGTGCGCGGCATGGTGAAACTGTGCGCTGACAACTTTGAGAAACCGCCAGACACGGTGTATTTGGAGCCTGAGGCCTACGAGGTCCTGGTCCGGTTCGCTGACCAACTTGGGTGGCCGAGACCCGCGTTGCCGAGTGCTGACCATCAGGGGAAACAATGACCCAGCTTAATGAGACCGGCAAGGAGAGGGTGCTGCGGCTGTCAGCAGCGTTGGCTGAGGAGTGCGAGACGGGGAAGCTCCGGACAGAGGATACCTCCCCCGCCTACATCGCTTGGCTACTGAGACTACTCATTGAAATGGCCAAGGAGAAGCCATGAGCTACTGGGCCGCCACCGTCATCTGGGTCGTTTCTTTTCTACTGTGCGTGGTCATCTGGGATCTTTGGCATGAGCAGAAACAGAGGTAACTTTGGCCTAACTTTGACTGGCAAGCGACTTAGCCATGCCCTATACTATGGTATGGCAACTGGGCCAGCCATCATCACCACCGGCCCCTGGAGGAATACATGGAACTAAGAGAAGTAATCCTACGCGAGATCCTTGTGCGGCAGGAGAACTACGCAGCCACCGTCTTGAAAGCTTCCGCAGACCATAACGCGGCGCTCCGACAGCTGCTGGAAAAAGTCATGTCAGGAAGCGCCGCTGACCAAGCGGCCCAGGCTAAGGAAGGTGGGATGGGTAATGACTAAGTTCCTGCGCTCGCCCTGCGCTGACGACTGCGTCCACCCCGACCACGCCCACACCACTGAGACCCCGCTATTTGAAGTGATACCTCCCCGAACCCGCACAGAGAGCGAGGACAAGGCGCTTATCAGAAACCTGTCGCAGCGCGTAACGTCACTTGATAATGCGTTGAGAGCCTACCTGGCCCACATCATCGAAGCAGAGGGATGCGACTACCTGGACTTCGATAACTTTGAAGAAAAGGTTTCTGAAGAAGAATACGACATGCTCGTGCAAATGAGCGTAGAGATCTACCAAGAAAAGCGTGGGGGGTAGGCAATGTTCAGTGTCTACGGAAAGACCTTCCCATACCGAGAACAGCTCAAGGCACTTGGTTGTCGCTGGAATCCGTCGCTAAGGTGCTGGGAAACGAATAATCCGTCTGCGGCGCGTCAGTGCGATGGCTGGCTTGGTGTGACGGTTATTGGCGAAGTGAGTAAGCCCGCAGAGGATCTTCGCATCGAGTATCCTAGCAGAGGGGCCACCTACTATGACGAAGAATACGGCGTCTACAAGTATTCCAAGTATCCCAAGCGCAGCGTGCTCGCGGGACAGCAGTGTCGCCAGTTTATCGGATCATACATAACGCTTGACTTGGCGAAGGCCGCTCACCCCACGGCAATCCTGGCGAGCAGGTCTGGGTATTACGAGCCCTTTGCTGGCATCCTTACTGAGGAGTAGCTACATGACCGCACTGCACCGACTTATAGGTATTCTCGAGGACTACGCAGCAAGGCTCCGTGAGGCAAGGGCGTTCTCCATTGCCATTGACATTGCTAGCGAGGCAACGGACGGGATGCTCAAGCCATGGCTGCTTGAAGCCTTCGAGCAAGACGTCGCACTGATCGCCCCCTGCAAGGAGCATGCGTTCGCAATGGTGCTGTCGGAAGTAGGCCCCGAGGGGGCCTACTCGGAGAGCTTAGGGCGCAGCATCGTGCCGACCGACTTTAGGAAACTATCGCCAGAGTATGCAGCTCTCATGGAAGAGCTGATGAACGAAAAAGGAGATGTCGTGATGCAGACAGCAAAGATAAAGAGAGCGCTGGCCATGCTTGAGCAGCTTGGTATCGGGCATGGCACGCCTGAGAGCCCAGCAGAAGAGTTCTTAGTGGCTATAGAGGCCCAGAATGAGCTTATGTCTCTTGTGGCCTCCATAGCGGACCTGCAGAGTAAGAATCGCATACTTCGCGAAATGCAGACAGAGGCCCACAAGCGGAGAATGGAGGAATCACAGAAGAACACGACGCGTGTCAAAGATGTAATCCAATACATCTATGACAACGGGCACCACAAGGACTGTCCCAAGACCCAGGACATCGATGATAATAATGATTGCGATTGTGGCTACGACGACGCAATGTCCCAACTGAAGGCGCTGCTATGACTCCTGACTACCGGGCAGGTTTTGAAGCGTGTCTAGAACTCCTGCTGAAGCACGACGAAATTGGCAGCATGTTCTGCCAGGGCACTGCCCACGACATTGCAGAAGAAATTCGCATTGAGGGCGGGCTCTGCACCGCCACAGAGTTCATGGAACTAAAGGAACGGAAGATGGATGAACTGGTGCAGATGATGGATAAGGAAAGCAAACTCTATCCCCCACCAGAGAACTTCGGCAACTGGTGCGCTAGGCACACTTTGACTAAAGGTTGAGCTAGCCTCTGGCCCAACGAGCCTTATACTTATTGCATGGGGCACTAGGCCCGCAAGGAGCAAGCATGGCAAAAGACTTCTACCAAATGATCCTAGCCCATGGGGAGCTTGGCAGCACGCCTGAAGATTCCCCAACCTTTGACATGGGCGTCATGGGGTTGAAAGAGGGCACCTATTTAGCCGAGGCACTCACTACCGCAAGCGAGCACGCGGACACCTATATGTTTGAGGGAACTACCATCAATGTCCTGCAAGCCTGGGGCAATCCAGAGTATAAGTTCTGGGCATTGCCACTCCACGACGAACAGTGCAGAGAAGCCTGTTACCAGTTTGTTGAGCGGTGGATGGAAGTGCCTGCCGACCAGGATCCACGGTAATGCCGCGCACACCCCGACTGACCCTCAGCATAACAGAGATCCTAGAGGCGCAGAGTGAAGCGCATCGTAATGGGCATCTGCTGGTATGGACGGACTTGGCTGGGCAGCGCAGCATTGGAGTATGCGAGTGCGGGGCCAGCATTAGGATAAACGGCGACAATGCGTTCCATCCAGTCGTGGTCGCAGGCACTGATATTCCGCACAGTGAGATTCAACTTTTGAATAAGTGGGAGCAGGCGTCGGAGCGCCGGAGATTGTCGTGCGTGGCCCACCCCTCCATACCTGTCGTTCCAAAGCCGGGGCCTGGGAAAAGGCCGCCCCTAACGGCTGACTTCGCGAGGCAGCAAAACGCATCACTACAGTGGAATAGGAAAAAGCGATGATCGCCGTGTCAACCCCAGAGCAGTTGCTTATGGAAGCCAAGTCGCGCAGCGGGGCACCCGTGGCCCGCCTTACCCTGAAGCATGTCAGGCGTGCGCCAGAGGGCCCTTGGCTGCCACTCCACCAGCTTACCCTATACGGGGCCATACACCGCACGCTGAGCGCGCAGAACAGCTTGGTTTTGGAAGTATTGTTTGACCTTTACGCCCAGAAGGGTGCGATCATAAGGAGGTATCGATGGAGATGAAGGAATTCATGCACTTGCTCGCCAAGGAAAGCCCCGGTAAACAGATTCTTGACTGGGCGTGGGAATGGAAAGTTGCTCATCCGCAGGGAACGGCAAGCGCGTTCTTCCGCGATCAGAAAGCCAAGGGAAGCGATGGCAAGGTGTACGGAATGTGGACAGGCCCGACGACCAAGAATCTCTACTGGTGCCTCATTAATATGTTAGACTACCGGGGTCGCAAGAAGGTGTGGAACGACGTCCTTCTCTGCAAGGCCATTAATGCCTTGGCTCGCAAGTGTGGATACGATGGTATGTATGGAATGACACGCAATGCAGTTGCTGAGGCATTGGCGCGGGCTTACGAGGAGGAAGCATGACACCTACTATTATTGACGCTATTATTGCGGCGCTCATTGTTGTGGCGCTGCTCACACTGCTTGGGGCGCTGCTCTCGGTAGGAATGTTTGCGCTCTGCGCATACTCAGGTCTTTTATTTCAGTACGAGGCTTGTCGCAGCTATCTCAGGAAGGCGGCGTTCGTGTTCCTGAGAATACCGCTGGGTTATGATAAGTGGGTGATAGTCGCTCTATGCCCACTTCCGGTCCTGCTGAAAAGCCTTGATCACCCATGGGATTATTACGGAGAAGCTAGGGCCAAAGAAGCCGTGGCCAAGATGAAAGCTGACCGAAGCTTGATCAATGCGGCGGGCCTATGACTGACTTCTTGGCATTCTGTGTTACTGGCTTTTGGAAGTTCTGTGGCATAATTGTCGTTATATACACGCTAGGCTGGTTTGCAATCAAGCTCATCCAAGCCGCGCTGACAGGGTTGGCACTTATGATCTGGGGGCCGAATAAATGATACAATCAGTGTTCATAACAGATGTGGGCGTTGACTACACCGAACGAACGTCTACAGGCTGGTGCTCAAGCACTGTGTTTGCGCGATCTTGGAGACCCGCAGATGCAGAGCGTTATACGATGCTTGTCGGGTGCGATGGCATCACAACCCCTGCACAGGCAGAGCGCCTAGCAAAATGGATCTTGGCCCAAGGGCCATCAGTTCAGGTGGATATATGATCACAATAGCAATCATCCTCGTAGTGTTTCTGGGGCTGGCCTACCTTCGGTATAGGCGCCAGGATAACCACCGAAAGAACTTCAAGGGGCTGCACAAATGAGCCGGTGGGAAAGATCAGGGTGGTTCGTTTTTGGCCTGATACTGTCTGTTCTAGCTACGCATCAGACGCAAGTAGCCGAGCGCGTTCTTGTATCATCTTTTTCGGTTCTGTTCCTGACAATGGCGCTCACAGGCAAGCCAAAACATTGAGCAAAGTTTGATGCAACTTTGACTTGCGCCCGCTTTGGTGGAGCTTATGCTTGTATGTGTAGGGTAACGGCCGCATCCCGCAGCCGCCCCTTCTAACCAGTGGCTCACGCCACCCTGTTACTAAGGAGCCTATCATGGCTGCCACTTCCACCAAGATCCCCACCGGTTCGCGTCCCGCCCCGGTGCTCCCCGCCGCTCCTCCCAAAGCGAAGGTGCAGCCCCTCAAGCAGGCCAATGTCCCAGAGGGCGTTGCCAAGGCTGTCCGCAGTCACCTCGCCGACCGACCCACCTGTGCTGCTGTCCGTAAGGAGATCGCAAACAGCGACATCATTACCAAGGCGGCAGACACCACGGCGCGGCAGGGGTCGCTGCGCTACAACATCATGAAGGCCATCCAGGAGTCCAAGACGGTGGCTGAAGCCATCGCCAAGGAAGTCCACGGCCCCGGCAAGCACGAGACTATGGACAAGCCCTACCGCATCAAGCGGGTAGACGTAGGGTTCGCTCAAGCCAACGGGCTCATCACGCTGACCAAGGCAGCCAAGTAGTCAAACCTCTATGGGCCAGGGTTCACACCCTGGCCCATGACCTATTCTGGAGCGAGCATGTATTCCGAAGTAGACTACAAGTCCAAGAAGACCATGAAAGAAGCCATCGTCGCAAGGGGTAACGCTGGCGGTGTCTACAACCCAGGGCTGGGCGATGATCCACCGGCTAACGGAATGGTCACGCTGGAAGGCCATCACTACCCCAAGCCTCATACCTGGTATGCGCGGGTCCAGCTCAAGGATGGTCTCATCGTGAAGGTGCTGAAATGATCAACGGAAAGCACAGGAAGAAGGTGCGGGATAAGAAGGTCAAGGCCCTTGCCATCAAGAAAGACGCACGCGATAGGGCCAAAGAAGCACGAAGTGGTAGGAGCACAAGAAGACAAGGAAGGTGGCCCCATGGTGATGATGCGCCAAGCTGAACGAATTGGAGACTCTGTCAAGGTTTCTGGGCGCTGCCCGTTCTGTGGAAAAAGCTGGGAAGTTTCTATGGATATCAGGGAATATGCCAGATGGCGCTACAGTGATGAGCTTATCCAAAACATCTTTCCTGATCGTCCTCGTGCAGAGAGGGAACTTTTGATCAACGGAGTGTGCTGTGACTGACGCGACGCTTTACCGCTTCACTGCCTCAACCATGGGTCCGACGAGCCCCCGAGAGAACGAAATAGTGATTGGGGTTGGTGATCTAGAATACGGAACTTCACTGGTTAATAATCTGATATGCTTGGCTGCATTGTTTGACCCTTTGGTCATAAGGCTGGCCAAGGGTCTCCCACATGAGATCTGGTGTGCGGAGAGGATTCACAGCATTGACTTCTGGGCGCAAGATGTAAAGAAGGTTGGGGGCCAGCTTGTATACAATGAAATAGAATCCAAATGGAGAACCCCCACGAAGAGTTCGCCCGCGAAACACTAGGTCTGGAGTATGGGGTCAACTTCACAGACTCTGAATTGGAAGCACACTACGAGGCACTGGTCGGTTGCCCCGCAGGCCTCACCAGAACACAACTCATCTCAGCGCTGCGGGGCACTGATTTTGACGAACACGCCTACTTATGAGCGTGCTCGGGGCTGCGGGGCGCTAGGTGCTGGTATGGCGGGGCTTTCAACGGCGCACCCGATGGCCTCAGGCGCAAACTCTGCGGTGTGGGGCATGGTGGTAAGCCTGTACACCCCCGCGCAGGTCGAGGCACCTCTGCGGGCCTGTGTTATAGACCAAAAGGTTGATTTGCGCCGATATTATTGATGCCGTATGCTTTAGGTGGGCCAAGCGGCCCTAAAAAGGGATAACCATGGAAACGACGGGCGCATCAAGAGAGCCAGAGTTTAACCAAGTCATCACACAAGCTTCAAGCGGCTTTGCCTCTAAGTGCTGCTACGACGAGGCCTCCCCCCGCAAGGGGCCGAGCTTTCGGTATAATCCGGGCACTTATCGCTATGAGCTACAGCTTGTTTCCTTCACTGACTTCGATAAGTCGTTTCTCACACAACTTGGGTGGGATGCCTCGAGGGTCAAGTGATTATCTTCTGGATAATTCTTCTGTGTCTACTACTTGGATTCAGATTGCCAGCTATCATGGTAATACTTGGACTGATAATGCTTGGCTCCTTGGTGAAATTTCTGACGGCAGGACTACCCAGCATGAGTATCAGGGGCAGGGGCAGGGGCAATAATTGACGCAAAATAGAATTGCATTTGAGTAGTTGCGACATTTATGCTTGCATATGGGCATTGTGCCCACACAAGGAGGCCAGCAATGGGCCACGACCTAATCGCCCGCAACCAGAAGTCTAAAGTTCGCGGGCCTGTGTTCTTTGTCGGCACCGCCACTTTCCACCACCGGCGGGTAAAACACGACACGGTGCGCCTTGAAGTTTACCGGATGGGGCGTGTCTATGGCACCATCCTTCATACTGCGAAGGAAGTATTCTTCGTGCCTATTGAAACCAAGCCGGAAATTGATCCGTGCCCCTGTGATGACTGCGTTCGGAGGGCTGCCAGTGTCTGAATCCTACATTATTTACAGAACGCAGGCTGCTCACAGAAGGGTAGAAGTTGGCAGCATCCTTTGCAGCACGATGCGTGGCGCACTCCTGAAAGTGATTGAGGTCCGCACTAATGGGGGCTTCTTGGCTGAGACCTATGGAGGATTCCTCCACGGGTATGTCACCCCTGCGGTGAAACCGCGTAGAACTGCACTGATCCAGCCTTATTCTGACAGTGCTAAGATCTACAATGTCCCGAGTGGCGATGGGAAGGTGCTCAGCGGAGAAATGTTCTGCTGCTACCGTCATGTTACCTTAGTGCCTGTGGCAGAAGTCACGCGCACCTTACTCAACGATGGGTCTGCCCTCGTCAAACACAAGATTCTATAGGAGACCAGTGTGTATATCCACAAAAGCATCACAACAGAACGCCTCACAGAAATGATTGAAAGAGACGACTGCGAAGGCATCTGCACAGCCTGCGGTGAGGATGCCTACGGGGTTGAACCAGACGCACGGAACTACGCGTGTGAGTGCTGCGGGGCGCGTAAGGTGTTCGGTGCCGAAGAACTTCTTTTCATTGTTTGAGGTGCATTAAATGAACAAAGTATTTCACATCCACGGCTGGGCGTCAGACGGTGCGCCCCTTATCAGGTATGGCACTGAGAGTATGCGGGCCGCGCTTGGTAAAAAAGATCGCGGAATCCTTGATTCTCTTGAAGTTGGACAATCCTTCAGCCCCTTGTTCAGAACTCTGTCTGGAAAGATCGCCTACCATGTGGAGCGTGTTAAGTGAAGTCACCATCTGTCCACGAACAAATCAGAGCCTATGGCGGCGAGACGCTCTCAAATAAACAGATCATTGATCTGTTGCTCCCAGGTATGGGGCCGGGTCAGTTGGACGCTTGGCGCCCCGACGAACTCATTAGCATGAGTGGGCAGCAGCTTATGGAAGAGTGCGAATTGACAAAGCTCCAAGCATCTCGGATCGTAGCTCTTGGTGAATTCGTCCGCAGGTGTGGGGCCATGTCAAAACACGCGTGCGTAAACTCTCCTCGGCTGGCCGGAGAATATCTGCTGCCAAAGGCCAGGGGACTTACAGAGGAGGTGTTTGGTGTCGTGTGCCTTAACTCCAGAGCGCGCATCATATCTGATAGAATTATCTCAAAAGGAACGTCTACGGGGACTCTCGTTGGACCACGCGAAGTTCTTAGAGAAGCGCTTCTTAGAGGGGCCGTGTCCGTGCTCGTGTGGCACAACCATCCGAGCGGCGATCCAAGCCCTAGCCGCGAAGATATCTCTCTCACGAAACGTATTCGCTCAGGATGCGAAGCTATCGGAGTTCCTCTTGCGGACCACATCATTGTGGGCGCAGACACCTATCACAGTTTCAGAGCCTCGGAGGGCTGGGATGTTAGATGAACGCTTCAAACTTAAATGCAAGCTCAT